TTGTACCATTTAATTCTAAAACTGCGTTCCTTGCTGATGTTGATGCTGAAACAGTTAATATCGTACTTCCTGATGCACCACCGCTTAGGTTTGGCGAAGCAGTGCCTATGCCTACATTGCCTGAACCATATACATCAAATACAACATTATCAGTAGAATTTAATACTCTAAATGCTGATTTTGTGTTATCACCATTTTTTAATAATAATCCAAATCCTGAAGAACTTGTATTATTTATTAATGCAATATGGTTTCCTGAAATTGATTTAGTTATATCTAATGTATAGGATGGACTAGCAGTGCCTATGCCTACATTGCCTCCTGTTAAAACACTTACTAATTCCGTTGCATCACCTTTTGTAATATGAAAGCCTGCAACCCCACCCTTCAAGCCTATTTCAAATTCATCAGTTCCTGCCGTTTGAAATCTTACCCTTCCTGCACTACCACTTGCATTTCTATTCAAATCAAAAAAGGCATCTGTTGTGCCGTTAATTAAACCGCTTGAAGCAGTTATACTTGTAGAAAAAAAGCCTGCTCCTACTACATCCAAAGAGACAGTCGGAGTGCATCCAATACCTAGCCTTCTAAAGGTGTCATTCCATTGGAAAAGAGAATCTGAAGTGATAGTTCCTGAACCATTCCAATATGCTACCCTTCCCGCTGCACCTGTACCGCCTACAGGGTTTGCAGGGATTTGACTTGTGAAAGCCAAAGTTCCCGATGCATCTTGCAAGGTATATACCTTATTAGATGTCGAATTATTGAAAGATAGAATAAACCCTCCATCATTTTGAGTAGTCACAAAAATATCATTGGAGTTATTAAATCCTATGACATTGTGATTTGTAAGAGAAGAAGAATCAGAACTTGTATTTCTAAACAAAGTAGCGTTTGCAGTTCCTGATGCTGCAAGTCTCAAGGCAGTGCTTCTGATAGTTCCCGTGAAGTAGTTATCCGTTACACTTGAATTGCCTATGGTCACAGTGTTGCTTCCGCTTCCGATTGCATTGTAGCCTATCACTACTTCATTCTGTGCCCCATCTACAGAAGCCTTTGTATCTGCTCCTAGATAGATGGAAAAGTCACTTGTAGTATTTGGAGTGCTTCCATCAGCTATGTAATATCCTGCACCTGATCCTACCCCTATATTGTAAGTTCCTGTGGTATTAGAATAAAGTGAATTTATACCTATTGCAGTATTTGCCTGTCCTGTAGTATTTGAATAAAGTGATTGATTTCCACTAGCTGTATTGAATCCCCCTGTGGTATTGGCTACAAGTGAATTTGCACCATTTGCCGTGTTGCTATTGCCTCCTGTATTATATTGAAGTGCAGAAAGTCCTGTGGCAGTGTTTAAAGTTCCCGTAGTATTTGATGAAAGGCAATTTAGTCCAATCGCTGTGTTATTGCCATTGCTTGCCCCTATACCTTTGCCTACTGTAATCCCATTGACAATAAGGTCAGAATTGAAGGTCTTTGCACCTGCAAAGGTTTGGCTTCCCGTAGATACTACACCTCTTGCCGTAGCCGAAGCATTGGGAAGATTGAAAGTGTGAGTGCTTACGGAACTAGAGATTGCAAAGTCAGTACCGCTTGTGCCCGTTGCGAAGTTTTGCACCTGTGCCGTCAAGCCATTCAAGGCAGTTAAGCCTGTGGTGAATGTGGTGATGATTTGGCAAAGGTTACTATTCTCAGTGTGCAAAGTGATAGTTCTACCTGAGTGAGTTACATAGTACCTCAATGCTAGTCTATCCGTTAAGGTAAGGGCAGTAGTAGGCACTGCCAAAGCAGAGAAGTAAGGGGTGGTAGTAGTACCGAAGGCAATCAGTTCAGGTGTTGCTGAATTGGATGCAATTAAGGTAGCAGTACCTCCTGAATTTACCTTGTATAATTCAATGTAAAAGCTAGGAGTTCCACCTCCTGAAGATGCTTGGAAGTAGGTTTCAAAGTTCCAATTACCCGCAGGGATTTCTAATAAAGCAGGATCACCTGCATCAGTAATGAAGGAAGCTATATACCCATCTGCTGCTATAGTGAAGTCAGTGCCTGCACCTAGTACAGGAGTCTTGTTCATTTCTTGGTAGGCAATCCCTCCAATAGTACCCTGAGATACTGACCCATTTAGGTAATAGTTAACTGAAGAACCACCGCCTCCACCCCCTGAAGGGAAGTCAGCAAGGCTGCCATCTCCCCTGATGTATTGGGCTACTGTTCCTGCACCTGTCACGCTAATATTTCCGCTTGATGTTACAGGGCTTGCACTTACCACAAAGGCAGAAGGCATAGATAGACCTACAGAAGTGACACCTACATCTAGGTTATCCTGCATCCAATCCTGAAGGGTTGATACAGTGACCTTGTTTGTGGTGGTAGCACCGCTTGCTACAATAGGAAGAACATCATTATTTGCAATGTCTACCCTTTCAATCAATTGACTAATTCTCTTGTCTGCCATAATTCTTAAATATAAAACCTGTTAACCCCGTTTTCCTGTAGCATAAAGGCATCATTCTCAAGTAGGATGAAGTCATAGTCCACAGGGCTGATCTCCCCAAGAATCTTGAATAGGGATACATAGCACAAATTGTTTGCAATCGGATTGTACTTATCCACCTTTTCAAGTTGGAAGTAGTGATTCCCCACCTTCACGATCTTCCTAAAATCCAAGTTCATGATGTCTGTAGGTGTCAGGTAGAAATATCCTTCAAGAAGTCTGCTGTTCCTGTCCCCTATTGAGTCAATCAGTCCCTGATAGTATTCTGTGTATAGGTTTGAATTCTGAGGGTAGACACCAATCGAAAAATAGACCTCCCTAGGTGATGCAAATAGCACATCATTTGAAGGCTCTGTAGGGCTATCTAGGTGACCTGCATAAGGGTAGACATTGTATGGTGTATTCCCTGCTGCATATTGAATATTCCATTGAGTGGTAGTCTGACCTGGAAGGAAGTAGGCTATCCTTGGCTTGAAGTTATCAGGGATTTTGACACCATTTTCTACCTTGTACAGGTGGATCATGATTCTGCCTGGTACTTCTTCCCTCATCACAGGTGGTGCAAATACTACCTTCACACTTTTGGTGTCTAGAATGAAGTCATTGTCAATGATGGTTCTTGATTCCCCATAGACCTCATTGAATTTAGTCCTGTAGAATTCACTCCAATAGTCCTGATCTGTGTCAAATTGCAGTCTGTATTCCTTGGCTGATAATTCGCTCAAAGGGGTGATAGTTATCTGCTGACCTACATCTAGTTTGTCTGACCAATCTAGTGCCTGATCTTTGAAGGTTTGGTAGAACTCATTGTAGGGGATAATCTCTAGGACATTTGTCCGAAGCCTGTCCTGTGTTATGTACAGATTGTACATGGATATGATTGACTTCAGAAAGTCACGCTGCTTCATTGACTTTGGCAGCGTGTATTCTATTTTCATGGTGTCACCTTCTTCAAGTTCCACTGCCACAGGTACTGTGTTCCCTATCTTCAATGATCCAATAGGTGCAATCACTACTTCAGTCTGAATGTTTGAATTGTATCCTGCACCACCCTGTGCCTGACCTGTCAATCTGACCTCAAAGTAGTCATTCAAAGCAAGTGTGATTCCATCTGAAATCTCTACATTCCAAAGATAGAATTGACCTGCTGAAATAAGTTGCACATTCCTGGTAGAAGACAAAATAGGTGATCCATTCTTCAGCACAGAAATAGTCCAATCATTATTTGTGAATGATTCTAGTGACTCAAAAGAAAGCCTCAGATTCAAATTCAATCCTGTGTTCAGGTTCTGTGCTTTGTTCCATCTGAATCTAGTGCCTGAATTTTGGATCAAAAACCCTGAAGCCAAAGTACTGCTGAAATTTAGCAGCCTAGAAAAGGAAGGCACGCTTGTAGTTTCCTGCTGATATAGGACAGGGCTTTGATCTAGCAGGGTAGTAGATTCCTTTGTGATGATCTTCTCTGCCGTTACTAGTATCAACTTCCTGAAGTAGAATGAATCGAATATAGGTGCTGTAATTTGGAAGCCTGCCTCATCAAATATTCTTCTGAGGATTTCAGATACATATACAGCAGGCTTGAAGTTCCTAATAGGGTAGGTGACCCCATCAAGACTGAAGCCATAATCCACCAAAGGATAGACATAGTTTGTACCACCTTCCACATATTCAGTCCTAGCCCATGATGCTTCAATATTCGCTTTGTTCCAAACATGGTCATAGTCATCAAAATCAAGGTCAGCCAAAGTCTTATCCCCTAGTTCATGAAGGATGTCCCGAAGTCTTCCAAAGACATTCACCTCATATAGGATATTCCCTGAGATGTTATTGATCTTCATCATCCTGATCACACCATCAAATATCTTGACATTATCTAGGAAGATTTGTGCCTTTGCTTGCTTGGCAGGATTGAAGTTCTGCCCTATGTTTGCATCCCCTACAAAGTAGTCATTGCTTACAGAGATGTCAAAGATGTTCCCGAACAGCCCCTGATTCTTTGAAGTTGATGGCAGGGTGATAGTCTTTGAATAGGATGTGTTCCTTCTTTCAATATCAGTAACATCAGCCACCGAATAGGTGAACTCTACATCTATATTCCCTAGGGTATCTACTTCAATCCCTTCTACAAATAGTCTAGCTGCACTCATATTACCTGTCGATTATTTTCAAGCCCAAATTCAAGGTCTAGTTCCAAGTTGAATAGTTTGTCTGTTGCAGTCTTTTTGATCTCGTAGGATGTCGCTGTAGGCTTCACAGGAATCCATGATGGCCTGATGTAGTTATCATTCACAAGGTTCATGTAGACCAAAGGTGAAGAGTACAGTTCCCTGATCAATTCGCTTTGTGCATCATTTAGGTAGTCAGATATGATCTTCCACACCTGAGTCTCATTTGTGAAGTAGACAGGATTGATGTTCTTCACTATCACCCCACCTGCTTGATAGATACTGCCATCATAGTTTCTCTGATAGCCCTTCTTCTCAATGGTCAAAGTAGTCTTATTCACTAGGTCAAAATTGAAGAAATCGAATGTCCCATATTTATTCAAGTAGGCCATTCTGATAGGATCAAACTTTCCACATTCCTGAGTGTATAGGGTAGCAAATTTGTACCTTCTTGCTGATCCGTTATTCCAATTTACAAATAACTGAATGGAAGCAATGCTGCCCCCATAGGTCAAAGGTGTGATCTGAAAATAGTTGACATTTGGGTAGGTAGTACCTGACTTTGCAATGAAGTAGGTGGATGTAGTAGCATTGTTGTAAGTCACAAGCAGTTCTACATTTGTCAGAAATCCTGTGTTTACAAAGCCAAAGACCTGTGCATCTGTTTCTCTGACCTTGATAGTATCCCATGCTGTCAAAGGCTTGTAGGTAGTATTGCTGACCCCATTGTACAGGTTCACATCATCATACCAATCATCCAATTCTAGCAAAGGGAAGGAAGCAGCTAGTGCATACTTTGTATCAGAGATCACCTCTGATGCTAGGACTATCACAAATTCCCCTGCCACCTCATAGTACTCATATACTTTCAGGTAGAATCCCTTGATGATGTTTGTGCTGTTGGAAGATGTCGCAGTTTCATAGAATCCCTTGGTGTATTCGAATTGTGTAGAAACGAATTTTGACACATCAAATTCAACAGGATCAGATGCATCAGCAGGTGAATCATAGTAGGCTGTGGTGATCAATTCATTTGCTGAATTGTAGACTTTGACTACATATTTGAAACCTATCTCTGCTGCATTGGTGGATACTATTTGGTAGTTAATCCTATTGAAAGCAGGAAGGATGCTGATTGATGGCTGTGTAAGGGTTATCATTTTGAGACTTTTAGAATGAGTGTATCTGATCCAATGGTGCGAAGGTCTACTTCAAAATCAGGTCTAGCTTCATCAATAGATTTCTTGATGAACTGCCTGCCTTCAATACCATATTTCTTGATGTAGTATGCTAGTCTACTTGCAGGG